TACTCAATGATCTTATCAACATCATACTTGTATGGCTGTCCTGTCTCAACAATAATGATATTCAGTTCTGCCCCGTCCCTTCGTGCCGAGTCAATACAGTTCTGAGTAACCTGGATAAGACTACCTTTGCTTTGTGATACTATGATAAGGTCATAAGACATAATTCTCACATGATTGATTTAATCCAATATGGCGTATCTCCAGATCAGTCAGATAGACAGGCTTATAACTCAACCTCCGGTAATATTTCCCGATCATATAGTCGCCATACTTCAGATGCCGGTAGTCATCGACCATCCTGCGGCAAATATAATACGGGATCAACTGAAATGCCCCACCCGTGTGCGTGACGTAATTAACGTTGAACCCATTAAGATTCTTCTTACCTAGTGATGCCGGAGCAAATGCCGGGTCTAGAGCCAGGTCGACAGGCGAACAGACATAACCATGACCATTCAACTGATAAAACTCCAACATCCTGTTTATTATATCCGGCGTTACTGTCTCAATATCGTTATCCAGTTTGAGGATAAAGTCATACTCTTGTAATTTAATAACTGCCTCCCTGAAAGCATAAGCAATACCGTAGTTCTTTTCAAGTAAGATATGATTATGTACTTTCAGGAATCCTTTTGTGCCGTCAGTACTGCCATTGTCAATAAATAAATGATAGTCCACTGATGTCTTACTCTGAAAACTTTCAACTGTCCTTTTTGTTAATTCCAATCTGTTGTACGTTATTGTTACTGCAGCTACTGTCATGTTTTTATTTTGGTAAAACTATTATTCCAAACTTACGTTTAACCATTCGTCTGATTGCTCTTTTACTTTTGCAATTAACTGTTCTCTGAATTCTCTGCCATCAAATGAGTTATGAACAATAAGTATTTCACCTTCTTCAACTTGAATAACTGGTTTGCAATGACAATCAGGTGTCTCTGAATGTAATTCTAAATCATTCACTGGAATTATATGGTAACTCATAAGTCATATCCCTTTCCTATTGTTGATCTCGGTATGTGACAGACATAATACTCACCTCCGGGTATCTTTGCAAAGTTCTTATAATATTTCAGGTTACTAATAAAGTAATAGTCATGCGCATAACCATTGTATGTCCACCTTACAGACAAGTTCTTATGACATATATTCGATGTGCCATGCTGACCTACTTTGTTAATATCACAAGGGTTCTGATACCATTCGTCTGTTGTCTCAGAATATCTTATGTCATCGAACCATACCCAGTCATATCCATTTAGACCCTCATTGATCGTTTTTAAGTGATTTTGACCATAGACATCATCTATATCCAGGTAAGTAATATACTCGCCTCTGGACGCTTCCAATCCCGTATTACGTGGTGTTCCTGACCACATCTTTGACTTATCAATGAGAATACATTTCAGTCGTGCATCATCAATGGTCTCAACTATATCCACTGTCTTCTGGCAACCATCAGCAATGACAATTAGTTCCCAGTTATGGAATGACTGACAACGTACAGAGTCAATGGCACGTAATATTTTACGGTCACGTTCTTTTGCGGCCGTGCGATAATCACCAAGATATGATGCCATAATAACTGAGAATCTCATCTTTTCTTCTTATATATCTTGTGATGATTGATAGTATTCAGGTATTTACTTCTGCCCCTGCCCATTAGTCCTCCGGCGACAACATACTCAAATTGAGAGAAGTCATAACCCTTAAAACTGCCTTGTAATGGTTCACATGATGCCATCTTGCGATACTCAAGTCCTTCCATTATCTTTGCCCTGTACCACTGTGCGGGACTCTCAATAGTAACTCCCAAGATACAGTTACCAGGAAAGTTAAAATCATAATACTTGGCAGGATTCTTTGTCATAAATAAGAAATCATGAAGAGGTAAATCATAACATACCTTAATCACTTTCTCAATCCATTCTCTTGGAACCCATGACCCCATAATATCAGCATAATGATTGACAAATATTTGACATGGCTCAACATCATAAGGTTCTCTCAGTCGCTCCTCACAAAAGATCGGTTCAAAACTCCTGCCCTGCCGTTCTATCTGTTTACGTGCATAACAGTATTTGCATCCATGAAGACAACCCTCGATGGGATCCCATGCGTAATCATAAAATGTATGTGCTTTAAGCATTTCTTATTTGTAAATTAGCCGACACATGAACATGAGATGAGGTTGCCATTGTTGCCGATGTCACTACCGCCAAAACATAAAACCCATTTGCAGGTAGAGCAAAGTCTGTCCCAACTAAGTTATTCTGTGAGTCTGCCGCAAGATTTGTACCTACAACAGTGGAACCTGTCACTGCTGTCCCGATTGTATATATACATACACCTGCCCCCCCCGATGTTGCAGGTCTGGTAACTGGATGCAGACCAACTGTGAATGTCCCTGTAAATGGAGCAACATCATTACACTCAATAACACATCTCACTCTTAACTTAGTCGTTTTTCCATCTATTGTCGGATAGTCTGCCGAATCAATATATATCACATTCAAGGAATAAAGTGTTCCTACTCCGGTAACGGCTAATGGGTTGCCTTGTGGAATTCCGTATATCCCAGCTACTTTTGTTGCAATATGACTACCTGTCGAATCAAGAATAGTTCTATAAACTGAGTTAAATGCTGGATATGTTATTGTATGTGAATGTGTTGCTATTGAACCTGTTAGTTTTGCTTCAATCTCTGCCTTAGTTATATCAGCATTTGCCTGTGCCGTAATTGGTGCATGAGCAGCAGTGACATGGGTCTGTATATTTGCATTACCTGGTTCCTTGCCGTTCCATGTTGATTTTTCGACATCACTTACAAATCTATTTGATACATCCTGAGTGATTATTGAAGGAGAATGACTTGCCGGATGAGAATAGTTATTTGCATTAGTAGCTATACCTGCCAACTTTATACTATCGGCATCAGGATATAAACCTTTCCCTGTCTCTTTTGGCTGTAAACCCGATAAGTCTTGGTTATCGGAACCGGGACTATGTATCTTACTTATCTCTGTATTGGCAACTAACGAATAATTAATTATCTTGTCAACTTTCCCTGATATATCCTGATTCTCACTCCCTGAAGCATGAATCTTTGCTATCTCAGTATTTAAAACAAGTGAATAGTTTGTTATCTTATCTACCTTGCCAGAAATGTCAACAGGAGGTATGAGAGATACAATCGTATTTATCTGTTCTAGTGTCAGATTTGCCGATGCTGGTGGTATGTGACTGACTATCTCATTGATCTGTTCCTGAGTCAGTGGTTTAGTCTCATAACTTGCGTATCTACCCATTATTGAAAAGGTGTTAACGGTGGTTCTTCAGGCGTCTCATCCTTGATAACCTTCATATATTCCAATGTCTTTGCCTTGACCATTTCATTGATCTTGACAAATGCCATATCGAATAACTCAGGATTTTCAACCTCAACATCCTGGAAGATAACTTCAAAATTTTCCCACAACGTGCGGGAATATAATGGTATATTGCCTTGGGATATGATAAATCGTATATCCGCCTCGGAATATCCCCGGAATGGATTGATCTCATTCTTAACCTTTATTTCCTTCAGTTCATCAGGACGATCCGAATAGAGTATCTCGTTAATGTCGTCCTCAATAGCAGATATTGTTGATGTTGAGGCAGCGGCATCCTTTGCCATCTTTAGTTCTGTCATCAACTCCCCAAGTCCCTTCATTTTAAAGTCATTAGGGAACTTATGTTGTACAGTAACCCCTGCATTGTCCGTAAATGTGGCAATATCCTTTACTGTAACCTCCCAAATAGACGAGTAATGCCGTGCAAAAGGATAAAGAGTATCATTCATATTATCTGTCTCAAGTATCTTCTCCGTAGCTGTCACTGAGACCACATCACGGGTAAATAGATCAGCATTGAACATCATTGCATGAACGGACTTTTTAAGATATTCAATATATTCCTGTTGAAAGGTCAGTAACTCAATCGGAGGAGACTTATAAACCAATAACTTCTCAAGATCAACTAACTCACTGTTCGTGGTATCTGATATTTTCTGAGGCAGTGCCAATGTGATAATATCCTGTGTGCCTCTGTGGAATGGCTGTTTGCCTGTCCCATTACAGTCAGGACATACGCCCGATCCATCAAGCAGATTACCCTGGTTACATTTGGGGTTCTGGCACGGACTGACATATGCAAACCTTTGAGGAAAAGCGACCATAGCAGTCGAGAGATCGAGTTCTGAATCAATCTTCAGAGTCTTTTCCAGATATGCCATGACACTATGGAAGACAGAAACAAATGTCCGTCCTTTTGTCTCAGTATCTCTCACAAATCCGAATCTTATTGCCGGAACCTTTTCATTTAATGGTTCAAAATAGATTAAAGAATAGAACTTCTTCTCAATCTCAATAACCGTTAATTCGGGATTGTTCCTTTCTTCATGTGACACTTGTGTTAACTCAATAGTGTCCATACCAAGATACATGGTATATTTGAATCCATCCTGCGGAAATCCTTTCTCAAGGTATTTGATTGGTAACTTGACGACCAGGTATTCGAGTATCTCATTCTTATACTCAAACATAACGGCTTCTGTCGATGTAGCCACAAATGGATATGGCTGTGCGTGTTCAATGATAGGATCAAACGCATCAAACTCAGTAATCAGAAAAGCATTGGGGTCAGTATAGTTATAATCCACAAACGCATATTCCAGGTACTTCTCTAATGACTTATCCCCCCAATATGTCTGAATATACTGCTCCAGTTCGTCCTCTTTAGTCTCTGATTCCCCTGCAAACTCGATCTTTCTGACAATAGGTTGTTTACGTGTCGCCTTCTGAAAGGGTAACTTCGTTGAGTTAAGTATAGCCGGGACAACCGACTTAGTTATCTCCATGCGTTGTTTAAACTCCTCATCCGACTCCCTGGTTATGATCTTATGAAGTAGTTTATCTATCCCATTGCCAGTCACTAACTTGAAATATTTATCTGCCAAATCAGTGACTCGTTTATAATCCTGATGCGTCTTGTTTTCCTTTACCACATCAACCAACACCATAAACCCCTGCTCTTTCTCCATCTTATTTTTGTTTTACCGAGAATTCTGTTATTAACTAAACATTTAGTTCATCCATTATAATACTTTTTAAACAACTCCGTCAGGATATAATCCATACCATCTGACAAGTGACCATACTTCTGATATTTCTCCCCACTCTCCCTATCAGTGACAATATGCTTATCTTTTGTGCCATCTAATGCTTGTTTCAAATACATCAGGTCACCAATAAGATACTTACACGACTCATTAATCGTTATCTGGATCGGTAACTTGCCCTCAAAGATAAGATTAACAAAATCCCTGCGCTTGACTACCGATGGATTTTTATTCATTGTCCTGTCAGAATTATTTAACAAGTATTTCCGCAGTTTGAATTCCACAATCTCATAGTGATGCTTGAAATCCCTGTTCATAGTGCTTCGTGCCTTGCCGGAAGCATCACCATAGTAGTAAAGCCCTGACCGATGGTTGGTATAACGCATCATGAACTCTTCACAAACCTCTTCCGTGGAGTTGCGAGGGTTCGCCAGGGCTATCTCATCAACACAATCAATGTACCATACATCATTCAGACCTCTTATCTGCCATATAGAGGCAGAATTATACGGAACGGTATTCTGATCAAAGGAAATATGAAGGGGAAGAGAAGGATCGTAAACGACATTTGAGACGTGTTTCAACCTATTGAATGAACTGTAAAATTCCCCGCCGGTAATAGCAAAGGGATTAGCAAAAATAAGAGCTTTTCCACGTTCTTCAGTGTTGTTTGCCAGAACATTATTGATATAGTTCTCACCTACATTATGAACATTATGGTAAGTTGAAGAGATAACAACCTTCTTATCACTAAACTCTTTTTCAAAAAATGTCTTATCGGAATATATCTTTGCAGAAATCTCATCAATATATTTTTCAAGTGTGAACCACGTGTTTATCCAGTCAACTTTTGCCGGGGAAGTAAGTATATAAAGTGGATTCCATTGTTCTTTCAACTGACCTGTATCTCTTATCTGCCCATTAACCAGATATAACCCTGGTTGTCGCAGACGTGAGATAATAACCTCTTTTATATCTTCTTCTTTCGAGTCTTTTGTCTCATCCAATATTGACCAGCCAAATTCTTTACCTGAATGTGCTATTGCATTATCTAATGAACCTGTAAATATCAAAGCACCATTGCAGAATGATATTATATTTGTAAACCTGTCAAAGTTGCGTTTGCATTTAGTCCATTGAAGCGGTGGCTCCCTGCCTGAGACATATGTACCAGTCTGATTCTCCTTGCTCCATTCCGTTACTCCTGTTGATTCCCAATATTCCCTTATCCTAAATAATGTCGATGTGTTTAACTGATCGAAGGTGTTTGCCGCAATAAACCCACGTACTGAAGGATGAGCAGATACTAAATGCCTTGATAGTATTCCCCCAAGATGAGTTTTGCCGGAACCAACACCAGCCAAGAACAGATTAATCCTTGATACACTCCTCAAAATACTCATCTGAGGCTGTGAGATTATCTGTTCAATCACTTCCGGCATTCTTTGTCCTTATTTGGATAGTTGGTAGTTGTGCAAGTATCTTTTCGTCACCGCTTGTCACATCCGTCTTCTTCGGCAAAACATAAGTGAATAACTTCGCACAAGCATCAAGATAACGGGATTGGTCTTTTTCATACAAAGTATTCAAAGCATCATTCATATTCTCAAGCTGACCAAACATAATCAACTCAAGAAACTCTTTGGCTTCTTTGGTAGTCCTGTTAACTGCCCCTTTTGGCTTAACCCCTTTGTGTCCTTTTACAAACGATCCCGACGTTTTAGGCATAATCGTACATACTTTATGTCAAAATTATCTCTTCGGTGGTTTTCGTGGTCTGCACTTACACATCACTTATGTCTTTTAAAATATTCAATCTCTCGTAACCTCTTGACCGCCTTCCTCTTACTTGTCGGCTTCGATAGCTTCTTACCCTTCTTGCTGACAACAACAAACTTACCCTTTACCTTGCGTATCATTTCAGATCATCTTTTGTGAAAATTAATACTATTATCAGAATCAATACCAGACTCCCAAGTATTATATAGACTATATTCATCAACTAATAGATTAGTTAATAGATTATGCAAAATTAAACAATATATTCCAATTACAACTATTTATTTTAATTATTATTTTATGGTATCACCAATGTCAAAGTATTTGATGTTATCATAAAACATAAACACTTTGCCAGTTGAATCTATAAACCTGTATTCTGCCATATCTTTCTCTGTGTAGATGTATATCTTCTCTGTGATGATAAATGGTCTTCTGGCTGATTTATTAACAGCACAACCAAATAAAAATAACATTGCGAATATCAGTATTATTGTTTTCATTTCAATTATGGATGAATAAACACTTATTTATTTTTATGGCTTTTAACCTTCTTTGCAGACAATTACGCAGACATTCCTCTGCATAAGTGCCATCAGCGGAGAAATGATCATGGTTGAATCCCGTCTTTTTTGCTATGTCAGCCTTGACAATAAACGCTCCCATATCAATAGCATTCTCCCGCAACTCGGAATAATTAATATCATAATTAGCATGGGAATGAATAGTATTACAGTATATTATCCCTGCCCTGCCGTTAATCTCTTTCATCATAAACTCAATGAACCGGGGGACATAATAGTTGTCATCATTGGTCATGAGTATGAAGTCATCTGTCCGGCACTCAATCACCTGGAGCATCATCTTGCGATTTGGATGACCATACTTCTGGTATCTCTCCACTGACTGATAAAAATGCACCCTGTCGTCTTTCCGTTTTCCACTGATAAATGGCTCAATAATATCAAGAATATCCTCCGGTGCTTTACCATCATAGACAATATGAAGGATCCAGCGACCATCAGTCTGAAGAATAAAACAATTTATCAGGCTTTGCAGTTGTACCGAACGTTCATATGCCACTGCGATTATATGTATCATACCACTTTTATTAGTGCAGTCATCTCATTATCAATATACTCTATCACTTTCTCCGGCGGGAAGTCAACATGATAACCCCAACCCATTTGTTTATTCAGTTCACTCCTGCGCTTGGAAGCACGGGCATTGCGTTCAATGACATATTCCTTTGACAGATGCCTCATATGAAGGGTCATAATCTCAGATGTAGTATTTATCTTGACGTTTCCCTTTGGTTTGGCACTATGACAACCAATGGCATAATTGATCTCCTGTATATCTGACGGACGGAATATATTCATCTTGCCACCGCCCTCACGCCCCCCTGTTACTTCTTCATAAATCTGCCCTTCTGTTGTCGGAAAGACATCTGCAAACATATTCCAGAGCCGAGGGAAAAATACCGTTGCATCAGTCTCTTCGAGTATCCTGACAATATTCGGATGGTAAATAAACTCATCAGCATCGACCACCATCACCCAGTCAGCCGTGGATTCTTTCCAACAGGAATTTTTAATGTCCATAAACCACTGATCGTTTATTTCATCCGGCACATCATACGTCCATACCTCCGCCCCTAATGCGCTTGCAATCTCAACTGTACGATCTGTTGAATTGCTCTCCAATAATATCACATCGGAGAACTGAGAATAATGGCGCATGAAATATGTTATCAGACGCTCCTCATTATTACATAAACAGAATGTTTCTATTTTCATAATTATCTATTTGCCCATGTTCCTGCATTATGATGGTTTGTATAAGATTCAGGGTGATGCTCACGGTAAAAATAATTAGAATTGAAGATCGTTATGCCGTTCAATCTCTGTGTCTCATCCTTCCTCTCCCATCCGTATCTCTCTGCGATTGTTGTGTACATCTCCGGCCCTGTCATTATCTCTATACCACACGGACCATTATTGTTGAAGTCATAGTTATCCAGGAAATCCATACAATCTTTAAAAAATGGATTACCTTTCTCTGACCCGCTGACGGCACCGTTGATCCTGTTCCAGTTCTCTGCTCCCATAAAGGCTTTCTCATTCAACAGATCATCAAAACTCTTTTCCGCCTCTACATCAATATCAAAATATATCCCGCCTTCCGAATATAACTTTTCACAGAAACTATAATGAACTGTCAGAACATATTTTTTCAATTCCAGTGCCTTATTCACGAAGGGACTCCTGCCAATGTTTTCCAGAGATATTTGTCTTATCTCGTAATCGGGCATTAACCTCTTCCACCCCTCCCTGTATATATCAAACCGCTCAGGTTTTGGTTCAGGACTTATCCATGAATAATGTATTATCTTTGGTATCATTTTGTTGCTTTTATATAAATATGTGTATCTTCCGGCCTGTTGAACCTGGTTCTCTCCACCCTGGCTCTCATGTCCGATAACCCATTCTCATAATACCTGAATTCGGATAACTCGCCATATATCGTCTCTTCTGTCCACGCTGACTTATGTTCATCGCCTGGCCAGCGTTGCCATCCGTAAAAGGTTGCCAGTATGTGATCTTTGCTGAATGGTGTCGGCAATCCCCGAAGTGTGTCGTATAAATATTTGCTCCATACCGTAAGGTCGGGAACATCGAAAAGAAATATCCCTCCATATCCTAATAGTTTATGAACGTGTTTTATTGTCTTTCGTACATCTTCAAATCTCAGATGTTCAATGACACCAATAGCCAGAACCTCGGATAATGACTCTATCGGCAGATCAATCTCCCACGGATTACATAAAAAATCAAGTTTCGACATCCTTATAATATCCTGATGCAGATAACCTTCTGTCGGTCTTTCGCCACAACCAAGTTCCAGCTTCATAGTTCCCTGTAATTAGTTGTCGATCGTGCTGGTAGTCCCGGCTCCTGTGTCCTCTTCAAAACAATATATTTGATACCCAGGTCTTCACAGAGATTTTCTTTCTCCTCAGAATGTTGATCTTCATTCACTATCAGAATATCCGGTGCAGTATGTTCAATATCTTCCATGTAATCCAAATAACCCTCCCCGGAATTGATCCATGCCTCACTGACATAACGGATCGACTTTACCATGAATAACCTCTCCTCTTCCCCACAGATAGGAATACGGTCTTTGTATTTTATTACTGAATAATCAGACCCTATACCAACAAATAACTCTCCGTATTCCGATGCACGTTTCAGAAAAGTTATATGCCCGCTATGAAGCATATCGAATGTCCCTGATACAAATACTCTCATAATTTTAAACCACTTTCTTTTGCATCATTGTAAAACATACGAACCGTATCAAGAGAATATTCCGTTAAATCCTTCCCTTGCAGTGACATTTTCTTTATCAAATCAGGTGTGCAGGTTATAACATGACATCCTATCTCCTGTGCCTGATAAACATTAAATACTTCCCTGGGGGATGCCCATATGAGTTCAATCTTAGTGCCATTAATCAGTTTTAAGGCACTTTTCATTATTGGCAGAGGGTTTATACCCGTATCTGCTATGCGCCCCGCAAAGATGCTTATAAATCCTTTTTTCAGCGACGGCAGTATCCTCCGCACCTGCTTAATAGTAGTTATTGCCGTCACATTCAGATTCACATGATCCAGTCGCCGGATGACATCCTCGGTTGATTTGCCCTCAGTATTCGTTATTGGAATCTTAACATAGACATTCTCTCCCCAAGAGGCAATCTCCAATGCCTGACGGTACATCTCATAATTATCATCGGCAATGACCTCAAAAGATATTGGTTTATCCCTGATCACCGAGAGTATATCTAAAGCAAACTCTTTGTAATCCGTCACACCTGCTTTGCGAAGTAAGGATGGATTAGTTGTAAATCCTTCAACAAACGGATTCTTATTCAGTTCCAGGATTGAAGCCCTATCGGCTCCGTCAGCAAATATTTTTACCATATCGTTTTATTTATTTGTAACTTCGGATGAGAAACAATCAAATGCCAGATAACACTCTGTAACCCTTCAGTGATCGGGGTGATATAATTATCAGTTTTTATATGAATAGTCACATCAGCTTCATGTTTGACCACCCCGCCATCTTTACCAACTATTCCCATGACTATTGCTTTCTTTTCTTTAGCAAACCTGAGAGCCTTCACAAGATTCTGGCTTACCGTCTCTGTACCTCCACCGACTGAGATAACCAATACTCCGTCTTTAGAATTAATCCCTGAAGTCTCTAACCATTTTAATGTTGTGGTGTCCCAACCTTCATCATTTGTACGGGCAGTCAATTCTGACAGGTTCTCAAAACACAGGGCATCAAAATTGCACAGTTTGCGGAAATCACATACAGCATGGGAAGCATGACCGGCTCCGCCACCGGAACCAATAATAAACAGCCTGCCCTTTCCCCGTATATCCAATAACAACGAAACAGTTAATTCAATATCCATAACATCAATCTGCGATATTGATTCAGTTACTTTGTCTAAAAAGTCTTTTGTGAACATTAATAATTTGCTATTACTTTAACGCCTTCAAACTCGAACCGGAAATCCATATATCTTAATCCTTGATCCTCCATTGCTGATTTTAGTGCCTTTCTCCTTCCCTCTTTGGCACATAATAGTAAAAACCCACCACCACCAGCTCCCATTATCTTGCCCCCTAATGCACCGTTCAGTAGTGCTGTCTCATACCATTCATTAATGTTACCATTTGTCATCTTTGATATTGAACGCTTGACCGTCCAGTGATCATGTAGTAAATTACCAAACCTTGTAATATTACCTTCATGCAATTTCAATTCAATATTCACCCCAATATTTTTTATCTTGTGCATATCTTCCGTTGGCATAGGATCAGAGAGTACCTCTGTGGCGTTCCTGGTGATACCTGTATAGAACATCAAAAGCCTGTTTTCCAATTCAAATATTGTCTCTTGTTTAAGTCTCATAGGATTGACAAATACCTGTCCCGTGGGTAAAATATTTAACTGATTCACGCCTCCTAACGCCACGGCATACTGATCCTGCTTCCCGATAGGTTTACCTACCATATCAATCTCTACTTTGCAGGCTTCTTCCGCCAACTCAATAGGAGATATAAACTTCCGTTCAATAGTATTTAATCCTGCCAATAATCCTACTGTAAAGGCAGAACTGGATCCCATGCCTGTCCCGGCTTCAATATCTGCCATACTGCCTATCTCAATAGGACGATTGATATTATGTAATTTAAGTGATTCCCGGATAATATTGTGTTCAATCTCCGAGGCATCACCAACAATTTCAGAATATCTGTAATACAGCTTTATCTTATCACTCGTTGCTGGCTCATTGATTGATATATACATAAATTTGTTTATTGAAGCAGTTATTAATCTTCCCCCAAACTCCTTGCAATATGCCGGGAGATCAGTACCGCCACCTCCAAGTGGTAATCGGAATGGGACTCTGACGATTATCATAACTCTTCAATTCTTAATGCCCGGTCATCAATAATAAAATCAAAGATCGGTTTATTGCCTATCAATAACTCATCATATCTACAACCCCATCGTTTTAGTTGGTTCTCAGTTAATTCCCTCCAGTCCTTTCCGCTGGTCGTCCCCCTGGCTGTCCAATAGATTATCCTATGCCCTTTATCAAATAACTCATTGATCTTTGTTATACCCTCAGGATAAGGCTTGGCTAATACATAATCATTGTCCGGAGTAATGGCTATTGTACCATCTATATCAACGTAGTAAATCATTTCAATATCTTTTTTATTGACATTCTTACTGCTTTGTTTGATCCTATCTTTGGTGTCCAACCCAGTAACTCAAGTCTTGATATGTCACATTTATATTGAGGCACATCACCCACCCAACCTCTGTTACCTCCGCCATATATTATCTTTGTGTCTAACCCCATTTCTTCAATAACCATCTCGGCAATCTCTTTTACGGAAGTCTCACCTAACCCGGAAATATTATATAAATTAACTCTCTCACTAATATTTTCCCAAACGTGAAGCATAGCAGAGATACAATCTTTTACATACATATATGGTTTAGTCTGACTGCCATCACCAAGTACTGTCAAAGTATTCGGATTAACTTTTAATTTGCTTATAAAATCCTTTATAACTCCATGCGTAGGTCGTTCACCTATCACATTTGGCAGACGGAAGATCCATGATTTCATATCATACATTGAACAATATGCCGAGATAAATGCTTCGGATGAAATCTTTGATGCTGCATAAAAGGAGATAGGGAAACCACAATATGATTCATCAACCCGTGAATCCGCTTCACCATATACTGATCCAGAAGAAGTAAAAAGAAATTGTTTTATGCCTCGCACTTTACATTTTTCCAGAACAACTAATGTTGTACATAATGTATTTTTAAAATCAAGTTGTGCATCACCGGAAGATATATCCGAGTTAGCTGCCAGATGAAATATGGCATCAAATGAATGAATGCGAAATATATTCTCAAAATCCCTCTGATTCAATATCTCACACTCATGGAACGTAAAGTCTTTATTGCTTCGTAGATGATATATATTTTCTTTTTTACCAGGAGAGAGATTATCTATACCAACAACCTTATGATTTTCAAGTAATTTCTCAGCAAGATGACTGCCTATAAATCCTGCACATCCGGTGATTAGTATTTTCATTTTATAAAATTAAATAATTAAATTGAATTAATCAGCTTTTTTGAATGAGAATTTATCTTTTTTTATTAAATATGGAAAATCATCATTATCAATAAACAAAACATACTTGCCGTCAATATCTCTTACTGTGCCAAATGCCTTAACCCCTCCTTCAAATCCTTTCTTGGTGAACTTAAAAGATGCCTCACCGAAATCGCCAACCTCATAATTATCTCCCATGATATTTTCTATTTATCTTTTTTAACCTATGATGATAACTCACTGAATTAAAATGCTTATTCCTGCCAAGTTGAGTGTTTTCCAAAAGCATCAACCCCCGCTTCTCACTGTAACTCCTTCGTTTTTCCCGATGATGGTGGTGGAAGTTTTTGCTTGGGGAGCAGGAGAACAATAGGAATATGATAAAGATGTATTTCATTGTTATTATTTAATAGCCATCGCCGTTGCCGTCGCCATTGCCGTAGCCGTTGCCGTCGCCATTGCCGTCGCCATTGCCGTAGCCGTCGCCATTGCCGTAGCCGTAGCCGTAGCCGTAGCCGTAGCCGTAGCCGTAGCCGTAGCCGTAGCCGTAGCCGTAGCCATAGCCGTTGCCGTCGCCATTGCCGTAGCCGTAGCCATTGCCGTAGCCATTGCCGTAGCCATTGCCATAAGTATTTTGAGAATCCTCGAAATTACCTGCTATCCTTAAATCAATGGCCATGATTTTGAATTTACAGCAATTGTATGAATAACAGTCAACCAGTCGAATTCCACAAGACCATCACATTTATCAAGTTTTGTGTCTTTAGTTGCCCCATTGACAAGTTCAGCAAGTCCTTTCGTAGTCCCCCAATTCCTTATATTATAAGCATTGTGAAGTTTACAGTCATTACCTGTACGTTCAAAACGTCCTATGTAAACCCACCCACGCTGAAGGACGACAATCTTAACATCCCCTTCATACTGTTTGTGTTCAACTATGGAATCTTTCTTTACATACTTAATCCCATTGATTTCTACCTCATTAATTTCTGTGTTCATCTTTTTAATTTTTAATTGTTAATATTCATTGTTATTTAATTTTCTTTAACCAATATTCATATAATTCATCTGTTGAATTATAAAATAAATCCTCCATTGGGGAATAATGATATATCCATTCTTTAGTGAATTCAACCCTGGTACAATTTTCTCCAACCCACTCAACAAATTTTATCGGATACCAACCATGCAACATTTCATCCATCTTCATCATATGATCCTGTAAAAAATCAGTAGATAATCCTGTCCTATGTTTGAACCATTCTCTCATTCTATCATTTTGTTCTTTATGGGGATTACTATTTCCCTGTTTATCTAAGGCAATAATATCATTAGCAACCTTCTCTATATTCGCAAAATTCGGATAATACTTCGCAAGTACCTCAATAATCTGTTCTCTTTTATTCATCTTTTTAGTTTTTAATTGTTAATATTCATTGTTATTTAATTTTATCATCCCGCATTGCTTTTGCTCCATGAACATAAGCATCTTTCCGACTTCTGTATTCAGACATATAAACGTGTTCTTTATAAATTTTTCTTGCATATGTCTCAATCTCTTCATCAGTTACCTTTTCTTGATCTTGTAAGACAATAATATCATCAGCAACCTTCTCTATATTCGCAAAATTCGGATAATACTTCGCAAGTACCTCAATAATCTGTTCTCTTTTATTCATCTTTTTAGTTTTTAA